TAAAAGAAATAGACAGATTAAGAGATCAGCTTACAATTCAACAATTACAAAACGATAAGGTTAGTGTGGGTCATAAGAGATTAGTAGGGGATTTGTATAAAAAAATAGATGATCTATCTGATATACCAAAAAAATTAAGAAAAAAAGGTTTAATGTGATTAGCTAAATGGCTAAAAAAGGAACATTTGGGGTCAATATTTATAGGGAAAGAACTAAAAGAAAAATCGGTAGGCATAAGAAAAGAATGAACAAAGATGAGAAAAGATCATATAAAAAATACAATCGGGGTGGTAGGTAGTTATTTTTTACTTCCAAATATTTCCCAATAAATCGCTTTAACAATTTTTACATATTCTTTTTGCTTATACTTTGAAATATCTATTTCTGTCACAAGGTGGGCGAATAGCATAATTTTTTTTTTCATTTTTTATAAAATTTCTTAATAACTTGTTTAAGTTTATCAGTTGAATTGTTTTTAATATATTCCATCATTTTAGCTTGGGTCTTTTTATCTAATTGATTTTGTATTGGTGCTTGTTTAGGTGTGTTTATTATAATTTTAGGTGTCCAACCATTAAATTGAGTTTTATCTGTCATAATTTTTTAGGCGGGATATATTTCAACCCCGCCTATTCCTTTATGTTATTTGTTTTAACTCTTTAATATTACTATCTAATAGACCATTGCTTTTAATTCCAACTTGTTGAAATTGGTATTTAATTAAGCCCAACAAAGCCGTTGATACGTTAGACATATTCAAAAAATCTTCAACTTTCTTTCTTGAATGTTCTATATCATCAAGCGGTTTTGCTTGTTTGGTATTATTAAATTGTTTTTCGCACTCATCATAACAACATTGCTTTAGATATTGGATTATATCTTCAACAGTATCTTTTTCTGTATATTCGTCTTGCCATTTTCGTATTCTTCCAAATCTTTTAATGCGTTCTCTTAAATCATTAAAAGCAATATCTCTTTTACGTTCAAGATCACGTTCAACTTTTTCTTTGTCATCTTTGAATGTTTGATAGTTTTTATCCGCTATTTCAGATTTTTTGATTAAGTGATTAACATTAAGCGACTTTAAAAAAGATTTCCATTTTTTATCTGTATTTGTTTGGATAATACTTTCAAATTGTGCTTTTAAATCACTTTTGCGATCATCAAATTGGTCATTGCTACGTTTAGTCCAATATTCAACTTGACCTTTCGTAAGCGGTCTATCTTTTTGTGATGTTAATTGCATACTTGGCATTTTTCCCCCTTTCTATTAATTATTGTTTTTTTAATTAATTTTGTCATTGTTTCTATTAAATGATTTTGTTAGTTCTTCTTGTTTTCTTTTTTGGTCTATTTTATAGCCGTCATATAACCAAACCCAAACGGCCATAATACAACCGAAAGAAATCATTAAAATTATAAAGTTTGTTGGTGTCATTTTTTAAACCCTAGAATAATATTAGCCATAAAAGACCAATATTTTTCAATGACCCTTGCTTGTAGTTTTGCGCTTGGGTTTTCTTCAATACTTCCCATTTTTATCGCTAGTTCAACAATATTATCATTCCAGTATGTAATATCTAAAGCTAAACCACTTAACCAATCAGTCATAGCTTTTTGCTTTCCTACTTTATTAATTTCCCAACTATATTCACTATAAAAGCGGTCAAAAATATATTTAATTTTTTCTTGATCTGTTTTTAATGGTTTATCCTCATTGTCAGTTTCAATAGTATCAAGAATATATTTTTTATAATTCTTTTTATATTCTGTATGATGTAATTTAGCCATTTTAAGCCCCTTTCATATATTGCTTAACTTGATTTAGTTCTTTTAATGTTTCAACAGTTGGTAAAATTTTGCCCTCTGTTGTTATTGGTTTAACTACAAAAACAGCTTTTTTAACTCCGTCAAACATATCGGAAAATTGATAAGTATGTTGAATTAAAAACCTTGTTTTTGATTTTGCACCCATTAAGACTTTGTAATTAATATCATTAAAAAATCTTTTATTTTCAGGTGTAAACCATTTTTTATTAACTTCTTTTAGTTCTTGCATTGTTTTTATCATTTTAACCCTTTATTGTTATTTAACATAAGTTAAGTTTATAAACCTTTATATATAGCTGTCAATAGATAAAATAAAAAAATATTAATTATTTTATTGACTTAACAAATAGCTTGATTTAAGTTAATTAAAGTTAATAATTAACAAAAGGCTAAAATGGACATAAATGAAAAAATGAAAACTTACAAATTAACTAAATGGGGCGCAAAAAGATTGTTGTCTTACTATCAAGGAATAGATGATTGGGGTTGCGATCAATATGATGAAAAAAAGTACAATCCTATAATTACAGAAGTTTTAGAAGATTGTATAAAAACTGGAAAATTAAAAATTCCAAAAGAATATCCTGAACTAGCCCATTTATTTAGTTGTGATATGTCAAGTGGTTTAGATATGGACGAGATGAATCTTGAATGGTGGAAAGATGAAACACCTGAATATCTTTTAAAATATTTAGGATTAGATATTGAAAGCCTTAAAATGACTATAAAACAATATAAATTAATTATTAAAAAACTTGATAAATTACCAAGTGCAGAAATACAATTTAAAAAAAGAATAATGAAAGGTTTAAAATACTTGAAGATTTAATAGATAAAAGAAAAAAAGCAGCATAAACCAATAAAAGACATAAGCCCTGATCTAATCAATCGGGGCTTTTTACATTTCGGGGGTTTAGCTCTTAATCTGGTAAAACAATCAATAAGCCCTTATTAATAAACATAATCAAACAATAAAGACATTTAGCTATAAGAGTATAAAGACCTATAACTAGATAGCTTAAACAGTACCAATAAGAGTAAGGTAAGAACTAGATAAGAGTAAGGTAAAGGCTAGAATAAACCCTTAACACGCACACCCACACCACCCACGACCAAGCCCCGTGCCTTGCTCTCTCTTTATATCTTTACTCTAGTTAAGCCATTGTCCTAGCATTGAAGTCATCAATCACCACAGCAACAGCAATAAATAAAGAAGAAAAGTGCCAACCAATAACAAAAAAGAAGGGCGACCCCCCAAAAAGAAATTCGCATACTATTATAATGGATCATTCCACACAGCGAGGGGAAATTGTTAATATTAACTTATGTTAATAGGTATAAGGCATTTATTTTTGAGGGGATTATTATATAATAAGCTAATGAAGATTAGATACTATCATGTAGCTAAAAATAGATGGTGGGGTTTTGTAGTAGCTATGGCAAGTATATTTATCTTGTCAGATGCTAGGTGGTTCTATAATAATATAGCACAGGTATTAGGTTGGAGTTTAGCTAGTATCTCATGTGGGTTTTGGGTATATATTGGTATAAAGGATAAGGATATTCCCCGAACTCTTATGGAGTTAGTGTATTTTGTATTAGCAATAAGGGCAGTATTTAATTGGTTACAATAATGGATTATATTTATAGTTTACTAGAAAAGTATGGCGGCATGATAAGCTGTTGGGCTTGGAATAAACGATGGGTTAATAGAAATGATGTCCGTTATAGAAGCTCCAAGTCAGGTAAGTTCTACACTATAGATAAAAAAACTGGTCAAATTAAAAATGAGTGATAATTTAGAAAAAGCAGTAAAAATCGCAAAGGAATTAGAAAGACGTAAAGTTACTAATATCATGGCTGATTATAAGCCATATGATTATCAAAAGAAGTTTCATAATACATTAGCATCACAAAGATTGTTAATGGCTGGTAATAGGGTTGGCAAGTCCTTTAGTGGGGCCATGGAAATGGCATACCATGTGACGGGAAAATACCCAACATGGTGGGCTGGTAAACGATTTAATAGACCCGTAAGAGCATGGGCAGGGGGTGTTTCAAATGAAACCACCAGGGATGTTTGCCAAAAAGAACTTGTCGGTCAACCAGATGATCCATCAGCTAAAGGTACAGGTACAATACCTTTAAAGTATATTGGTGAAACTGTAAGAAAAGCAGGTGTACCAAATGCTATAAACTCGTTAGTTATTAAGCACGTAACAGGTGGATATTCTCGTATAGGATTTAAAGCATATGAAATGGGTAAAGAGAAATGGATGGGAGAATCAGTAGATGTTATTTGGCTAGATGAAGAACCACCAACAGGAATTTATACACAGGCATTAACAAGAACAGCAGATAAAGGTGGTATTGTTTATATGACGTTTACACCAGAACAAGGAATGACACAAACAGTAGCTCAATTTGTAAATGATTTAAAAAAAGGACAGGCACTAATACAAGCTACTTGGGATGATGCACCCCATATGACAAAAGCAATTAGAGAACAAGTTTTACAAGCATTACCACCCCACGAAAGAAAGATGAGAGAAAAGGGAATACCACAGTTAGGTTCTGGTTTGGTTTTTCCGATTGTTGAAGAAGAAATATTATGTGATATTATGGATATACCAAGTCATTGGCCTAGACTATGTGGAATAGATTTTGGCTGGGATCACCCTACAGCTTGTGTATGGGTTGCTTGGGATAGAGATGTAGATACAGCTTATGTTTATGATAGTTATTCTATTCGCCAAGAAACAGTACCCGTTCATTCATCAGCAATTAAAGCTAGGGGTAAATGGATTCCAGTTATTTGGCCGCAAGATGGTAGACAAGCTGATAAAGGATCGGGTAAGAATTTAACCGAACAGTATAAGAAGGAAGGCGTTAATATGTGTCCTGAATGGTTTACTAATCCACCACAACAAGGTTTAAGAGAAGGTACAGGTGGTAATTCAGTAGAAGCAGGAATAATGGAAATGTTGGTTAGGATGCAGACAAAACGATTGAAAATCTTTAAAAATCAAAGTAAACTGTTGGAGGAGTTAAGGATGCACCATAGGAAAGATGGAAAAATCGTTCCTATGAATGATGACTTAATTTCTGCGTTAAGATATTGTATAATGTCTTTACGAAAAGCAAGATTAAAAATTTATGAACCATTACAACAATTTACTGATTCAGAATTTAATGTTTTTGCTAGATAACAATTATGGAAGGGAGATATGGGAGGATTTATAAGAAGAATAGTTAGAATATTTTCTTCACCTGCACAACAACCTGCACAAGTCATAACTACACAAGCACCAGTATCAGCAACTACTAAAGCAGATAGACGACCAGGACAAGGTTCAGGTGTTAGTGGAACGATTATGACGGATGCTACAGGGGTTGAAGATGAAGCAAA